ATCTTGCTGCGCTACCATCTGCGCCTTCTAAATCCGGACCGTATGCCGTAGGGTCTGCGTGTTTCCATAAGATATAATCGATTTGCGTGATTCGGTCGTGAATCGCCGCCAAAATGCCTTCGATTTTCTCTACCGCGCTTATACCTTCCCACTTTTCGTCCGTTGATTTATACGGAACGTGGCGAACTAATATATACGGAACCGGAGTTTCGACGATATCGGAGGACCTTCCCGTTGATACCTTTTCTTTAATACGGAGAACTTGTATCGGTACACCGAAACGATTGTCGACGCTTCCTTCGATTTGCTCAAGAAGGTATCGAGAGTAAGTAATATATCCTGGCAAATGGCGCTCAACGTTTAAGTACGGAATTTCCGTCTTCTTCGTTTCTATCCATTCAATCCACGCGATATTTATCGCCTTAAATTCCTTCGATTGGCCTTGCGATAGTTCCGGAAATACGTAACTTGGATTTACCGACTCGATAATCGGAATCATTTCCGCATCGGCAGGTATCGGTAGCCCTTCGCTTTCTAGCGCGCTAAAATCTTGCTTATAATCGAAACGTACCTTAACCCACGCGTCACCGCGATAACCGTTTCCGATAGCCATTTCGTGAATTAGTTGGTTTAAATCGTTCTCTTCGACGATTCTGTTTAACGCCTTTTGTTCCGGACTACTATCTCCTTTACCGCTTTCATATATCGGAGGCTCTCCGACTAATAAGTCCGCAGGCTTCGTTACTAGAATATCGACTAAAGAGACTGCGATATAAAGTTTCGCTAGTTGCGGGCCGTGAGGCGTATCTTTTAATAAATCGATCGCTCTTTCGTAAACTTCCCATTGGCGATTTTCGAAAGATTTGCGACCGCGATGATATTTCGAGATTCTTTCGATATGATCTGCAGGCGGAAACTGTCCGCCAATTTTAAATAAATCCATTTGCTCGCGTTACCTCCTTCCGATATGCTTTTACATCCATAACGGCTTATTTCGTACTTGTTTGCGTCCGTGTTTCGATACTGATACCGCGATTTCCGTAGCGTCCAAAAGGTCGTCGTTAATTCCGGAGCCGTATCGTTCGAACTGCTCTAAAAGCAGCGAATGTTTGCGCGAAAACTGAATCTTTCCGCTCTCAATATCCGGCAACATCGCCTCGATACGCAGCTCTTTTCGCGAACGCTGATATATTTTCTTAACGCGACTATGTGACGGATAGCCTGCCGCGCGTAATTCCTCTTTTAACTTGTCAACGAAGAACTCCTGCGCCATTTGCGCCTCTGCGCCGATAACATTCGGTTGATATTCGAGGACTTTGTTTACGATAATTCGCATGAATACGTCGGGATGAACGCGATCTCCAAACGAATCGATTACGTAAGTCGCTCCGTTGATTTTGTTGCGGGCTACGACCGTGCAAGCCGAGTAGTCTCCGCGTTCTTTCCCCATCGCGAAGTCGATTCCCATTGCAATGTCGTATTCCTTTTCGGAAAACTGTCGCGAAGGGTCTTTGTCGTCCCAATACGCGAATTTCTCTGGATTGAAGACCATCGATTCTTCGTCGATAGGGTTGTTCATATACTCCGTGTTAAACGCTTTTGATCCGTTATCCCACTTCCAGGCCATTAGTTTGAATAGCGGCTGTACGGTCGGCCATAAAACCTCTGCGCCTTCGTCCATTTCGGCTTTGTGCGCAATATAAAAAAGCTCCGCCGTTTTGGCAGAACTTGGGTCGTCTCTATTCGTATATAATTTCCGGCATTCTTCCCACAAGTCTTCGCGTATCGGCGGCTTGATAATCGCCTTATATAACTTAGACTCGAAATCAGAACGGTGTTTCATAATATTTATCAAAAGACTATCGAAATGCACAGTAGTCCCCATGAAAACTATTGCGGTCTTCTTACCTTCGGGGTCGCCTAACGGAATTACAACTTGCGAGAACCAATCTTTAAGTTCTTGACGTAGCTGTTCCGTATTCGTATTACGTTTGTCTTCCAAATCGTCGCAAATAATTAAGTCGGGACGATTTCCATTCCAATTTCGACCGCGGAGCGCTTGCCCTGACGATACCGCCTGAACTAACGTTAGTAATTTTTGCTTGCCGTCTCCTAAATCTTCCCATGCGATGAATTCCGAAGAGTTGTCGCGAGGGTTGATTTGTTGTTTAACGGAGAGTAGCGCGCCAAAATCACGTCGAAGCTTTTCGTTATTCTGAAGCTGCATCTTTATCCACTCTAAATTAGCGCTCGATACCGACGGTGTTTCCGAGATTAGAATGATATACTTTCGCTTACGATAAACGATTTCATGTATCGGAAATCCCTTCGATAAAAACGAAGATTTAGCGTGAGAACGCGGAGCCGCAACTGCTATTCGCTTATTTATCTCTTCCGTCGATACTACGTTCATTATGTCGGTAATATCGTGATGGAATTCCGGTGCGAACTGCGTTATATTATCGAAGTCATCCGAACCAAACGACGGAATCCAATTACCGCTGTTATCCGGATTACAGTCTTCGCCGAAGTAATAATAATTGAAGTATAATTGATCGACCTCGCCCCGATGGACTGCGCTAATGCGGTCATATTCTTTTATGTACGCCTTTAATTCGACTTTTTCTTCGTCAGTTAATTTGGCGCGATTTCTTACGCGAGGGACGATATACGACCGTAACTTTTCGATGATAGCAGCGCGTGATTTGTAATCGTGCCATTTTCCGTTGATGATTGCGATGTATACCGCCTCCTTTCGTAAAATTATGCGCCTTTATCTGATAACGCTTTTTGTATGCGTTCATTTGCGATTGCTACGTATTCAGGTTCACGTTCGATTCCGATGAACTGACGGCCCGTGTTAATAGCTGCGATTGCTGTCGTACCTGACCCGATACAATTATCGAGAACGACATCGCCTTCGTTCGTGTAAGTGCGGATTAGGTATTCGAATAGTGCTACGGGCTTCTGCGTTGGGTGAGCACCTCGTTCACTATTATATTTAATAAGGTTTTTCGGATAATTCGTATATTCTTGCAAGTAAGTATCGCGTTTACTTTCGCTCGATAAGTGCGATAAGTTACCACCCTTATTGCGATTACTTTTAACGATTGGTTTATCAAGTTTTACTAACCCTTGCGGATTATACGTCGGAAATTTGCGATAAAAAACGAGTACACTTTCCGTTATCTTCAACGGTTGCTTTTTTGCAAGCTGGAAATTGCGTCCCTGATCCTTTTCCCATATCCATTCATAACGAAATAGCTTCGGATTACTCATAACTAACGCGCTAGTAAACGGCTGGCTTGCGGTTAACACTATTGCGCCGTTATCCTTAATAACCCGCTCGTATTGCGCCCATAACTCTTCGTAAGAAATTACGGAATCCCATTTACACGCCGTTGTTCCGTAAGGAAGGTCGCAAAGAATCATATCGACACTTTTGTCGGGAATGTTTCGCATAACGTCAAGACAATCGCCTTTAGTAATCCGGTTTAATATTTCCATTCGTACGCCTTCCTTTCGTTAAATTTGCGTAAACACAAAAAAGACAACCGCTAGGCACCCGATTGTCTTCGTTCTATTTACGTATATGGTTACGGCTTGACACCGTGTAAAGTCAAAGATAAAATTTGATTCGCGGATTTTAGTGTCACCTAGAACGCCCATTTCGACGACCGCCTTTGGGGGCGCGTGATCATCCGCCCTTTCGCCTTCCTATCGACACTCTTACGTATTCATAACGTTGCATAGACTACGCAGTTCTAGTTTACATAATAGTTATAATAGGAAGTTGATACGCTAGAGAATGGCGTCATATCAACGTTTATTTAGCGTCGTTTTTCTCCGTTTATACATACTTTTATACATCGTTGATCCTACGCAGTTTCTAGCGCCTTATATAACGTTGTTACGTTTAGTTGGACGCATACTTTATCGTAGAATAACGTGGAATAATACGACAATTTACGGTAAAAATTTCGGAGCGAGTGTCCGCCAGGAGATTCGTGCTG